AGAAGGTCGTAATTTTCATGATGCTTTTATTGTTGCGGATGAGTGCCAAAACGCATCATACGATCAATTAAAAATGTTATTGACAAGACTAGGTAATGGTAGTAAAATGGTATTAACTGGCGATGTTAGTCAATCAGATCTTCATAGACATATGCAGGGTGGTTTTTATACTATGACTAATATCTTAACAGATATACCCGGCATCGGAATATCCTATTTGAATTTTTCTGATATAGTCAGAAATCCAATTATAGGAACAATTCTAGGACGATTGGACGTTTACGAAAATGAAACTAAAACATAGTAGATGTTTGGTTCTTAACGCAGATTATACCCCATTGACCATCATTAGCTGGAAAAAGGCTTTTGTATGGTCGATGAGGTATGAGTATGATAAGAGTATGGGTGCTGAGATTATTGATTTCTATAAAAATGATCATATAATAGGAACAAATAATAGAAAATATCCCATACCAGCAGTTGCTAAAACTGCTAGATATTTTAGAATTAATAATTATACAGTAAAATTTTCTCGTAAAAATCTTTTTATTAGAGATGATCATACGTGTCAATATTGTGGTAATAGTTTTGATATGTATAATTTAACATATGATCATGTTATCCCTAAATCAGCATGGAAAAGTAATTTGGGAACACCAACTTGCTGGACTAATATTGTAACAGCGTGCGTTCAATGCAACAGAAAAAAGGGTAATAGAACTCCAAAACAAGCCAATATGCCTCTTAAGAATCTACCAGTGATGCCACAGAAAAATATAAAATACTTGCCTGTGAGCCACCATCTGAATAAAATAAGGAACGATATACCACAAGAGTGGTCCATTTATTTACCAGAATCTTATATAATCTAATGCCAACTTATTCATATTTCTGTCCATCGTGTAATACTGATTTTGAGTTATTTTTTCATATTCGTGATTATGTGGAAAAGGCTCAGTGTGTTGGTTGTGGTAATAAAGATACTTATAGACTATACTGCAAGGACGTATCAACACAAATAGCATCAGTAAAAAAATCTGATTCGGAACTAAAGACTATCGGTGATCTCGCCAATAGAAATAGAGATCGCTTGAGTAGTGATCAAAAAACAGCCCTATATGAAAAGCACAACTCATATAAAGAACACAAAGAAGAAAAACCATTACCAGCGGGTATGACAAGAATGAAAAAGGGAGCTAAAACTATATGGCCGAGCTAAAGTCTACTGAATTTATGTTTCATCAAGAAAATTCTCCACCAGTGAATAGGGTTGTAAATTACTATACAATGTTAGGTGATCATGAATTTTTGGATGAAGATAACAGACCAAGATCAAAAGAAGAAAACAATATCGTAGTAGCCAAGTCTGTACAGACAGACAATAAGCCGCTTAGATACTATATTAAGGTTGGTACATACGGTAAAATATATAATCCAATTGGTCTTTATAGTGAAGGTAAAAATACTAAGTTTCTATCTAAGATTGGTAGAAAGCAGTTTGAATTCAAAGAAGTTAATCAAAAGATTTTTGATCTATATTTGAACTTCTTAACAACAAAAAACCTAGCATGGCTTAACAATGCAGAAAGAGAGTTAAACTGATGGCTAAACTATCTAAAGATAAGGAATATGCGATTAAATATTTATTGGAACATAAAAAGATGGATCCAAAAGAAATAGCAGCAGAACTAGGTGTCAATATCAATACTGTAAAAAAGTTCTTGCCAGAAACTAAAACATCTCCAGCCAAAACAGATAAAACTAAAGACTTAATGATTAGACAAACATCTGCTAAAAAAAGCAATAGTGTTAGTATAATGACAGAAGCAGCGTCTCAATTGTCGGATGAGTTTATCAAAAACGCTGAATATAATAATACTAAGCGTACCGAAGGATATATTTTTAGGCCCAAGAACAACTGAACAATGCCCGCTAAAAGATATCCGTCGAAATATTCGAATGGGAAAAGTGTGACCGCAGCCCAGTATATCACAGAACTCATCTGTGAGAAAATGGCAAAAAAGGATAAAAAGGATTTACACTATAGATTTTGGGTTACTCCAGAATGGGAGAAGTATTATCGTAATCAGATAGCATCAGCACATGCTTTGCTGAAAAAGTATTCTGATACTGCGGTCATTAGGGCTTTAAATAATCCAAAAACTGAAAAAATCTATTCTCTGCGAGCGCCCCATCTTCCCGCTATCATAGAACAAGAACAGCATAGGCTTGATAACGAAAATCAAACCTTGTCTAAAGTTTATGATAGACCAGATAATGTTTCGTTCAGAGATGCTACAACAATTAAACGTAATAATATTATTTCAAAATTAAAGGATCTTGATAATGAGTCTTAAAGAAGATGTGGTAAAAACTTTTGGTGATGATATTATTCTAACTGGTAATGCTGTTGTTGATCGCAAAAGTGTTATTATACCAGTTAGTCCATCATTAGATATTGTATTAAATGGTGGTATTCCAGAGGGAAGTTTCGTTGTATTAACTGGTCAGCCCAAGTGTGGCAAAACCACCACATCGCTGGACTTTGCCGCAACAGCACAAAGACCAGAATACAAAGGAGCACTAAAAGAGTCACGAGAAGTGTACTACCTAAACATAGAAGGTCGATTGAAAAAGAGAGATTTAGAAGGTATACCAGGATTAAATCTAGATAAATTTCATGTTATTGGTAGTCAGCAAGGTAAGATTCTACACGCAGAAGAATATCTCCAGATTGGAGAAAAAATTATTAATGAAATTCCTGGCAGTGTTGTTATCATTGACTCGTATTCTGCACTATGCACAGAAGCAGAAATTACTAGTGAAATGGATAAGATGCAAAGAGCAGACGGCGCTAAATTACTAGCAAAGTTTTGCCGTAAAGTTGCTAATGTTATTCCTGTGAATAAGAATATTGTAATTGGTATTACCCATTTAATGGGAAACCCCACAGGATATGGTGCAGAATTTAAAGAGAAGAGTGGTCAGGCTATTGCTTATCAAACTGATATCAAACTACGAGCAAAAACCTTCAAGCCTTGGACACTGAGTGCCGATAGTACACAGATAGGACAGGAGATTGAGTGGCAAGTGGTATGTTCGGCTCTGGGGCCACCGGGAGGCAATATTACAAGTTATATTCGGTATGGTCAGGGGGTTGACAAATACATGGAGGCTATTACACTAGCATCAGATATGGGAATCATCCACAAGGGTGGTGCTTGGTATACTCTAACCGCATTGGCTGATAAACCTAAATTTCAGGGTGCCGAGAAGGTTAGACAATATCTATTAGAAAATGAAGCAGCATATACAGATTTGGTTAAGTCTATTAAGGAAACAATGGGCGTTAAATGCTAATTAAAGATTTGGATGGTAATAATCATAATTGGCTTTTAACTGGTAATATGGCTAAAGGAAAGATTGTTAATAGATCCTCATACCATCTATCGGCCAGAAACCTTATTGCAAGTTGTTATCCCACACTACAGATCTTAGAAGAAGTTCCTATACAATTAAGAAAAAGCGAAACGCTTTATTTAGATTTTTATTTACCATTAAAAAAGATTTGTTTTGAGGTTCATGGAGAACAACATTATAAGTTTACTCCATTCTACCACTCTAATATGCTTAATTTTTTAAAATCTCAAAGAAGAGACACAGAGAAAAAAGAATGGTGTGAGTTAAACGATATTAAATATGTAGATTTATCTTATAACGAATCCGAAGAAGTGTGGAGTGAAAAAATCAGAAATGCTTAAAACATCCAAAGAAGAGATTAAATACTGGGATGATATTCTTGATGAATATGAGCAATCTATTGGCCTACCATCATATAAAGATGATAGTATGTCATCAGATGAATTAAATCAATACTTAACCATGAATAGAGATAGCATTGAAAAACTTGGTCCAGAAGATTGTGCTCAAATAGCATATAGATTGGCACAATACTCTTTTCATATTCAACGAACAATCAACAGAGAGATAGCCAGATACAACTGGGCCGATGAAGTTATTAAAGAGACAATAGCGGATGAAATTAATAACTATAAAGGATATGGATATGTAGAAAAGGCTGGACAAGCTATTAAACACAATGACAAAGCCCAATCGCTGAATAATATAAAGAAATACGCCAAGCAAAGGTCAGATAGATTGTCCTACTTGGCTAATGGTATTAAAAATCTCTCGGATATTATCCTATCTGTACAAAAAACAAAGGTGAAGCATGGGTCTTGATAAAGATGATATAAAAGCTTTAATAGCTATTTTACAAAAAGGATTAATAGAGGATGATGATGCTGAAGAAGTATCAACACCCATAACTAAACCTAAAACAAGATCATCAAAACCATCTGTACCCAAGAAGAAAAAGTCTGTTAATAGATTTGATCAGATGGCAGAATTTAGCATGTGTAAGGAGGATGTTGAGATAGATAAAAAAATTCGAAAACCTCCACCGAGTGCGAGAAATAGACCATTTGATTTTGTAAAAGTACAGTGTCGTGTTTGTGGTAAAAAAGACAAGATTGCACCATCTCTTCTAGAGTCTATAGAAAGATATAAGTGCAACAAATGTTCAACAGGAGCAGGTTGATGATTCTTTGTGATCCCGCTGCTGAAAGAGCAGTATTGGCTGGTATTTGTACATACGGCGAAAATGCTTATCTTGATGTTGCTGATATAGTACAAGAAACTTCATTTACTATAGATAGCAATAGTATTATTTACAAGTGTGTTAAGACACTTTGTGATAATCATCAGACTAAGATAGATATTGCCTCAATATATTCTGTTGCTCAAGAACTTGGTGTTTCCAATATTCTTTCTAAGAAAGAAGAAACACAACATCTTAAGGCTATTATGGATTTTCCAGTTAGTCTTGAGAATGTTCGCAAGTTTGCTGCTAAAATTCGTAAACTAGAGATTGCTAGGTTATTAAGAAAGCAGTTAGAAACAACACAAGATAAAATATTAGAAGTAACAGGCAACGAGCCAATAGCCTCTATTATTGGTATTGCTGAAGATAGTATTTTTAATTTCACATCTTTACTGAGTGATGCTGATGATAAACCAGTGGCTATCGGATCAGATATTGAGGACTATGTAAAAAATCTTGAAGAAAATAAAACAGATCAAGTTGGTATACCAACAGGCTTTCCAATCTATGATCAGGCAATTGGTGGAGGATTAAGAAAAGGTACAATCAATGTTATTGGAGCAAGGCCAAAAACTGGTAAAACCCTCTTATCAGACAATATGGGTTTTTATATAGCCAATAAACTAAAACTCCCAGTATTGAATATGGATACCGAAATGAATAAGGAAGACCATATTAATAGAGTGCTGGCAATGATGACAGAGATTGAAATCAATAATATTGAAACTGGAAAGTTTGCCGAATCCCCCGATAAGAAAAACAAGATCACCGACGCTGTTAAGTCGTTAAAAGATACCAAACTATTCTATAAAACTATTGCTGGTAAACCGTTTGAAGATCAACTATCAATTATGAGACGATGGATAGTAAAAGAGGTAGGATTGAATGATGATGGAACCGCGAAAGATTGTGTGATATTTTATGACTATTTAAAGCTAATGGATAGTGCTGGTATTAATCAAGATCTTAAAGAATATCAAGTCTTGGGTTTTATGATGACCAGTTTGCATAATTTTGCGGTTAGATACAAAGTTCCTATCGTGGCTTTTATTCAGTTAAATAGAGATGGTATTACAAAAGAAAGTACGGACTCTGCTAGTGGTTCAGATAGAATCATTTGGCTATGTAGTAATTTTAGTATTTTCAAACGTAAGAGCGATGAGGAAATCGCAGAGGATGGTACTGATAATGGTAATAGAAAGTTGTTACCATTAGTTAGTCGCCACGGTGGTGGATTAGATGATAATGACTACATTAATTGTAGTATGAAGGGCTGGTGTGCTAAAATTACCGAAGGTAAAACACATCTGGAAATTAAAAACAATACCAAATCTGATAGTGAGGGCTTCATAGTCGATGACGATGACAATGACCAAATCCCATTTGAATGATCAGGCAAAACTAAAAATAGTGTGTGATGAGGTATGTGATAATATCGAATCATTGCTAGATTCTTTTGGCTTAGATTATAAATTCAATAACAAAATGATAACTATGAGTTGTCCAATTCATGGTGGAGATAATATTTCAGCATTAAATTTATATCCAGAGGGTGACACCTACAGAGGTAACTGGAAATGTAGAACACACAATTGCGAAAAGACTTTTAAGGGTTCTGTAATTGGTTTTATTCGTGGTATTATTTCTAGCCAAAAATATGGTTGGAAAGAACCTGGGAATGATTCGTGTTCATTTAAAGAAGCTGTAGAATATGCTACTTCTTTTATTAATAAAGATCTAAGCAGCATTAAAATTAACAGGAAGGATAGAGAAAAACGCCAATTCACAACTGTAGTTAGCTATCTTAATAATGAGCCTGCAAAAATTGCTTCTGTTATTACTAGGCAGCAAATAATTAAGTCTCTTAATATACCAGCACAATATTATTTAGATCGTAAGTATAGCAAAGAAGTGCTAACAAAATATGATGTTGGATTATGTGATAAAGAAGGCAAAGAGATGTATAATCGTATTGTTGTTCCAATTTATGACAATGAATATAAATATATGGTTGGATGCACAGGGCGAAGCGTTCATGAAAAATGTACAAAATGTAAGGGCTTTCATAACCAAGACCACGCTTGTCCAAATGCAGACAACGTATGGAAGTATTCTAAATGGAAACACAACACAGACTTTAAGAGCCAAAACCACCTGTATAACTTCTGGTTTGCTAAAGAACATATATTAAAGTCCGGTGTTGCCATAGTTGTAGAAAGTCCGGGTAATGTATGGAGATTAGAAGAAAACGGGATTCATAACAGTGTTGCTATGTTTGGATCATCTTTAAGCGATAGACAGAAAATTTTATTAGATTCTTCTGGTGCTATGAGTTTAGTAATCCTAACAGATAATGATGATGCTGGTCGTAAGGCAGCACAGCAAATTAAAAGTAAGTGTCAGAATACTTACAGAGTATTTATTCCAAACATTACCGAGGCAGATGTTGGCGAAATGACTAGTGAACAAATCAATACCGAGATCAAATCTTATTTAGGAAATATATCATGACAAAAATTATAGCATTTGCGGGACGCAAACAATCAGGCAAAACCACATGCTCGTGGTATATAGAGAATCTTGTTTTTAGAGATTTTCAACAATCACACTCGTGTAAGATATATAATTTTGCTGATCCTCTTAAAAAAGATATTTGTATGAATATTTTAGGATTATCATACGATCAGTGCTACGGTGAAGACATAGATAAAAACACAGTAACCGGTGTGCAATGGAATGGTAAACAACTTACAGCAAGAGAAGTAATGCAGTTTGTTGGTACCGACCTCTTTAGAAAGATGAAGCATGATGTGTGGTCCGGTGCAACAATAATTAAAATTAATAACGAACAACCATCAATAGCAGTGGTTGCGGACTGTAGATTTCCAAACGAGGTTGATGCAATAAAAAATGCTGGTGGATATGTTATAAAATTAACAAGAGACCCATTTCATTCTGATCATGCTAGTGAAACTGCTCTGGATTCAGAAAACTATGATCAAAGTAATTTTGATTTAATCATTCATAATCAAGATATAAGTATCGATGAACAAAATCAACTTGTTCATAACTTTCTTAAAAACCAAGGAATACTACCATTATAATCACATATCTAAGAAGTAGCTCATACGGCACACACA